CAATGGTTATCGTCCTCATGCGACAGTCACCTTGCTTATGCCTATCACAGTGCTGCCGTAGTTCGGCAACCCGCGCCCGACTTTTCGCACGATGTAGTCCCACGGGGTCACGATCTCGCCGTCAGCGTTGACTTTCAGTGCGCCGTTTTCGTCGAGTTCGGGAACCGTGTCTATCCACAGCACCGCGTATTCATCAATCGGGGTGTCCCTATCGCCTGTGACAATCACCTTGTCGTATTGGTCATCGTCGCCAAACTGCCTTGCCACAACGTCGCCCTTCGCGGGTGAGATGTTCGCGCTGGTCTGTACGGGGTTACCGTATGAAGCAGAAGTGCCTATCTGGTTGCCGTACTCGTCATACTGCTCAACAGTCGCGTCGTACAGCGCATACCAGAACACTTGCTTGTTCCGAAAACACATCCTCGCCATCGACCATCACACCTTTGCGTAGGCAATGACATTCTGCCTGATGTACCGGGTCATGTCCGTAAAGTCGAAGTGCCGATGGATGCCGTTTTCGATGGAAACGCTCTGACCTTCAAGGCCGCGCTGGGTAAAGCCGTTGACCACGGCGTACACCTGCGTCATCTCATAGGCGGCGGGTACGTCATCGGGCATATCGTCCGGGTTGTAGCTGAACCGCCATTGGAGAATCTCGGTCTTGGCAAGGGTCAGATAGGACGTGATCGTGTCATCGTCAGGCGCGTCCGGCCCCATGATGGTCTTAATCATTGCCAGCTTTTCCTCGGTGGTCATCCATCAGCACTCCTTTCTTACGACTTTTTCACGGTTTTCCCGCCCCGTTTGACCGGGGCGGGTTCCTTCGCTTCTTCCTTCGGCTCCGGGATGATACCCACCGTGATAGAGCCGTCAGGGTTGTGCCGAATCATCAGGCGTGGGACACGTAGATGCCGTTGGTCTTGTGGGACAGCACCCACGCGCCATGAGCGAACCTCATGTTCAGCTTCCAAGCGTCGGCCTCCTGGTTCACTTCCGGGGAGAAGATGCGAGGCACATAGTGCTTCATCACCTGGAGGACAGCGGACGGATGGATAATCATGTAGTTGATCGCCTTGCCCGTGGTCGCGGTCGGCGTATAGCCGCCCGCAGCGCTGGAAGTGCTGGGGTTCGCCAGCGTGATGCTGGTCTGGAAACGCGGCTGGGGAACGCGGATGATCCTCATGTCGTTGTAGATTTCAACGGCATAGTTCACGTTGTTCTCGCCGTTCATAACCATGCGGGTGATACCCGCCTTAATCAGACCGTAAACAGCAGGAGACACGAACAGGATACGGCCCTCATAGGGAACCTCTGCATCATCCAGCGCCACAGTCGCCGCGTCGATGGACGCGATGGTAGCAGCACCAGCGGACAGGGTTTCGGTCGTGACGTTCGAGGCAGCAGCGCCGGAAGCGTACTGCGCAAAGCGGAAAGCGTCCACTTCGGGGATGACGTGCTGACGCTCCACGGTGGACAGCAGGGAGCCAAAGGCCATGCCCAGGGTTTCGTCGTTGTCCAGAACGTCGATCATGTAGGAACGTCCACGGTCAGTCTCCAACACATAGGGCTGCCAGGTGCCGTTAGCGTCGCCGGGAACGAAGCCCGCGTTGCGGTCATAGTTGCCCATGCCGACGGTGGTCAGGTTGAAGATGTTGACAGTGTTTGCCCCGGTGAAGTTCACAAACTGGTTTGCGGTGTCCAGGATCGCGGACTTGGAATCCTGCTTATAGATTTCATCCAGGAACGGTGCGTACTTCGCAGCCAGAGCAATCTGGTTTGCGACAGGCGCGGTAACGGTAGTCGCCATATCTCATTACTCCTTTACGATTTGATGGGTAGGCCCATCCACCCGCGAATCTTGTCATCCTCGGACTTGACAGCGGTATTCGTGGTGGGCGGGATGCCAGCCGAAAGGCCCGGCTGACGGTTCAGTGCTTCGTTGTTCAGGCGGGTTGTGGTCGCCTCAACAAACGCTTTCAGGCAGTCGAACACGGAATCCATGTCGCCATCCGCAAGCGCAGCGGCGGTCTTGCCAGCAAGTTCAGCGTCCATGTTCAGCGCAAGGCATTTGCCCGTATAGTCGCTGACACGCTTCTCTTTGCGCAGGTTTTCAAGTTCTTCCCGCATGGCCTGTTCCTGCTCTGCGCGTTCAGCTTCGGCGGCTTCGGCAGCATCCTGCTTTGCTCGAAGCTGACGTTTGTACTCTGCGGCCTGACTGTTCGCACGGGACAGAGCGGCTTTCAGCTTGTCCACCTCGGCGGTATCGGCCTTGTCGGTCTTTGCGGGTTCAGTCTTTACGGTTTCGGTCTGCTCCACATCAGCGGTAGCATCCGTGGTCGTGGTGACAACATTGTTTTCATCCATGTTCTTTAACCTCCGTTTGTTAAGGCAGTCTCTCTGCTCTGATTCGGTTTTAACGTCTTGTCCTGACGTTTGCGTGTTTAACGACATTCCCTTGTCGATATGTGAACTCACTCATAAGTGAGCCAACATAAGCAGTTACAATCCTGTTCGGGCACTCCCCATTCGCCGGGGTACAATGTCCGTTCACCACCCGGCGCATAGAAATATCCGTCAAGTGGTGCTGATACACCATCAAGCCAAATGTGATCGTCGCGGCTTGTGTCCAACATCATGCAATGCCAGACCTTCGTAGTCTTACCAGCGGCCTTTGCCGCGTCATAGGCGGCGGCGTTCGTATCCCTATGGGCTTCAGTTGACGCTATCCGCGCAATGTCGTACAGCGTCCCGCCGTTGTCGTAGTAGTCCCAAACACGGTCAACCCATGTCTTGCCGTCAATGCGCTTGTAGAGCGTTTCCTCGACGGTTTCCAGCGGCGGTTGCTCAACCCCTACACTGTCTACACCCATTGCGTAGGACAGCAGGAACAGGTCAAGCAACTCGTCTATGATGTCCTCTGCGTCCTGCCTTGACTTGATTCTGCCGGTTCCAGGCTTGCCGTCCTCCCCATCGTCGAAGTGAACCTTCAACTTGTCCTCCAGAGCGTTGATCTCGTCAATCGGGAGAATCGTCATACGGAACCACCCGTTTCAGTCTCGCCGTTGTCGTTGTCGCTCTCTACGATCTCCGCCTCACCCTGTCCGTTGGTCTGCTGCTCAACTTCGTCAACCTTGGTCGGGTCGCCCCAAATCATCTTCAAGTAGTCCTCGGACTTCTCAATATCAGCCACAGGGTCATTAGAGATGCCAGACTTCTGTGCGGCAAGTTCGGGGTGCATACCAGCGGCAAGCAACGTCTGGAACGCTTGCGCCTTGGCTTGCACGTTCACAGTTTCACCGTGGTCAAAGTGGATTTCAAAGTCAGACAGGCTGATGTCCAACAGGCCGCGCCTACGCAGGATTTCAACGAAGATGCGATCAAACTGCTTGTTGCTTTCCTTGAACAAGTCCTCGGTATTCCGCGCCGCGCAATCGGCCTGATACCACCCGGAAGAAGCGAGAATCGAAGTACCCGTTGTATGGTCAACGGTTCCGTTTTCATTCAGCAGCGGCATGGCGCAAATCCTGTAGACCTCGTTTTTCAGATGGTCAACAAGAACCTTCGTCTGCGTCTGGTCAAGGGGTTGGGACAGAATCTTGAAGTCGGCCTTGTTCTCACCGATGGACTTCAACACGATCATACCGGCACGCCGAATGTCGTTGCTCGTAGTCCCTTCGGGGAACTCGCAGTTCGTAGCAACAGCCAACGACTGAATGAACTGTTCAACACCGTCACAGGCGTTGGACACAATGTTATTGATCTCATCCAACAGGGGCAGCACACTTTCAAACGCGCCCATATTGATACTGTTATACCGATACTCGATAATCGGGATCAGGCCCAACGCATTAGGCTCCACGCTGTCCACGGAAACAGCCGTTGCAAGGAACGAACTGTTGACCTGTGTAGTCAGCATCTTGCCAGTAACTCCGCCAGACAGGTGATACACATAGTCGCGGGTATACACGTCGAACTTGGCGCGGTCATCCACAACAACCATGTTCACGCCCATCACAGGCTCGTTTCCGGGACGGAGGCTGTACACCACGAAAGCGGAACGCGGGTCAAGCGCATAGCAATGGACAGGCGTTTCGGGATCATTGTCCCTGTCAGGCTCAATGAGAATCACGCCTTTGCCGACTGTGTGGAACCAGTCAACGGCCTTGTTATCGGCAGCGTGTTTGTAACTGCGATACAGAAACTCGTTCAGCTTGTTCACCTTGTCCTGCGCACCCGTATTGCGGGCCACATAGAACGCGGGTTTGGTCAGGAAGTAGCCGTTTTTGAACGCAACGATCTCGTCAGCGTGGTTTTCCTGTACGATGTTGAGAATCTCCGGCCTGACTTCCTTCGTCCTGCGTAGGATAGGCTGGAAATTGCGCCGATACCAATACAAGAAATCTTCTTCGAGAAGGTTCTTGACATGATACGGCAGCGCCGTATTCAGTTCAGAAACCACATTCTCAGCCGTGATTTCGTCGGAGGACGCATAGATGTCCAGCCGCCCGAACAGGTCATTAGAGATAACCTTCATCACGGCGTTTCCATCATTGTCCATGCGCTATCACCTCCGAATCCAAAAAGTAAAAGGCCCCAACGTGCATCATTTGCACATTGGAGCCTTCTCCACTTCCCCGCTGACCTTTCAGCGTGGGGATGATGTTATGTTATACGGGTGAGGATTTGCACCTCACATAGCATGAGATAGGCGTGTACTGACGCCTCGTTTTACTTCTGATTCCGTGTTGTGGAATCCTTCCCGTAAGGCCATTGAATGGAATTCCCGCCATTACCTTACCGCAGCAGACGACCGACGTACCTCCCGGACTTTCACCGCATGGATCGTCACGTCTGACCAGCCGGGTTCTCTCATGCCTGATTAACGTCTACCTATTCCGCCACCGCATATTTCTATTCGACGATCAGCTTTTTCTTGCGAACGGTCTTGATGTTCAGGGTTCCGTCAGGTTTGCGATAAATCTCCACCTCAAAACCCTTGTTCAGCCATTCATTGATGGCCGCAACCTCTTTCTCTGTCAGCATAAGCGCCTCCATAATCCTATCTAAGCTTATACTACCACAAAACGGGTAATATGTCAAGCGGTTTTACTTGACAAAACATCATTTTTTAAATGAATGTTCGATATATTCCGAACATTATACACAATTCCAAGCATTATTGTTCGACTTTTACCCTAAAGCACCCTATTCAAGAATCATTAATCACTTCACCGGTCTCAATCGCAAACCCAATCTCACCACATTGCGGACATTCAAGGTCTTTCAGTAATGTTTCTTCCGGCCTAACAGCTATCCATCTTTTCAAACATTTCAAACACACAACTTCTGAAACAATGTGGGGCTTATTCGCCCAAATATCAGTGATTTCACACATTTTCATACCTCCACTTGACATCTTAAAAAGAATATGCTAATATAAAAATGCTGTTGACAAGGTATAATCCTGTACTTCTGTCGTTCCATAGACACCGAGTAGCCGCTCGGTGTTTCTCTTTTAACTAAAACGGCCTCTTCACGATCTCCACCTGGTTCATCGCAAATGACTGTATGAACTCCGCAAGCTGTGCCATCGCGTCTGGCACATCGTCATGGCGGTTGCGTCCACTCATCGTCCATCCACACAGGAATTGCAGGAATTTCCTGTACTCCTTCCCCTGCCTCACAGAATCGTCTTTGAACAGACAATGCTCCAATATCCACGGCTGGGCCATCACTATGCGCGTGTCCTTGTTGGCCGTCGTGTATTTCGTCGTGATCTTTGTCCTGCCACCCTGTTCCTTGACCATCCCCTGTATCTTCTCAGCCAGCTTCAAGCCCGCCTGGTTCGATTCAAACCGCGCCATATGCACGTTGTGCTTCAGCAGTATTGAAGCCAACCGAGGGTCAACCGTGTTCGGCGCGTTGTTGTCGCAGATACAATCCTCGATGTAGAAGTCAGGCCCGTATTGATACGCAATCGGCATGACACAGTAGTCATCGCCCTTGGTTTTGCCGTCGCACACCGCGATAATCGCGTCTGGATCTTCGTCTGGCAACTCAAAATACCGTCGCAGTTCATCAGCCGAATACAACAGCCCCTCCCGCTCAATCGGCTGGTTCATGTACAGTGCTCGCCAGTTTACGTCGTCCATGATCTCGCGCTGTTCATGGTAGAACTGCGTCGTGAACCCCACCCCATACGGATAGTCAAAATTACTCTCGTCGTTTTCATCAACAGCAGGAACCGTTATGAACCGCGCCCGTTCATTCTCACCGTATTCCATCTCCAACCGGCCTACCACATCCCACACCGACCAGCGCGTGGCAATATGCAGTTCCTTGCACCGCCCGATCTTACGTTGCCGCAAGTCCGTGTTATACACTTCCCATAGCTTGTCCAGCCTGTCCTTCGACATAGCCACCTCAATACCGCTCACAAGGTCATCGCAGTACAACAACGTCTGCGCCCTGTACAGACCAGCGTTCCCCGTACCAATCGAGGTAAACTCCAAGGATTCAAATCTCTTGCGCTTGCCAAGGTCTATCCGGCAATCCTTCGCGTTCGTGCTGCTCACCTGTACATCCGGGAACACGTCATGCCACAGGTATTCACCCTTGTCATCCATGATCCGCAGACATTCATCATACGCACCTCGCACCCATGAATTGCTGTGACTGCCCGTCAGTATCGGCGCGTCAGGATTTCTCCCGCCAAACCACGTCAATCCGAATATCGCAACTGTACTTTTCCCAACACCAGGCGGCAATGAACCGCAAACCAAGTCCAGCTTGTCATCAGCCAAGTCCTGTATCGCTTGGACAAACGGCCTTAACTGCTTCCGTCTCGGCGCGTAGAACTTCTTGCTCGGCTCCCTGTTCCACTCAACATATAGCAAATAACTGTCAAAGTCATACGGTGCAGCAGCCAACAGCACCTTCTTGTGAAGCCCGTACATCTGGCCAATTCCCTGCCTGTTCACAACAGCCATCGTTGGCATGGCCTCTGTAATGCGCTCAGACAGCCATACAAGCCCGTTCACGCCATCGACCACTGAATCCCTCATCAGCAGCTTACACGCGCTGTAATACCCCTCGTAGGCCCTGTAGCTGTACGGCTCATTTTTTATCTTTTCGCCCAATTCAGCAATCAGCTTTTCAATTTTCATTCCTGTCCCCTCCTGCGTCAAGTATATCAGCTTGACATACTTTACGCAACCTAATTCTGGAAAAACTCTATTTCAAAAAAAATAGTTCGCGGAAGCTTGCAAAGGTATGTGTGGGGGGGGTATTCAACCCCCCACACAATACATAGCTTTGGCAAAAAAAAAAATAAAAATATATAAGGGTTTTTTTGGTTTTCTGTTCGCTTTTCTACACCATATGTAGTATTGTTTTTTGCCTGTTTTCTGCCCCCCACTGGTCGTGATTTGTGACCGCTCCCACACATCGTGGCCGTGTTTATCCCCGTTTTTTTCGCCTCGCGGGCGGTGGAGGGCTAACCCGCCCCATCCTCCTCTGATCGCATATGGGGGAAGGGTCATGTCAAGCAAAACAGCTTGACACAGCAATATCTATTCACAAAAGCATTCTTTCGCGCATAGATACAGCCCATTTCAATAGCCTATGCCTATATCCATGCCATTTGATATAGACTATGCCTATTATACAGTCCATATACAGGGAATATGCATAGAAAAACCCGAACATTATCGGCTGTAATGTGGTAGAATGTTCGGGTTTTTGAGTTGTCGTTGTAACCGTGAAAGTTACTTTGTCCCCCTCCCGCGGACACATACTGATATATGTCTCTACCAGACGGACACACCACAATATATAGTGTCTACTTCCTGCAATGACCACAATATATTGTGTCTACTTTGTATCTGATGGCTGTATCTTGTATCTACCTGATGCGGACAGCATGTCCAGCTTCGACGCGCTCCTGGACAGATCGACAGATGGCACAGGACAGCGCAGAGGGCACGCAGGGCCAGCCTCCGCGCCCACGGTGGACAGATGGACAGGGCGACAGCAGGACGGCCCACACGGGGCGCACAGGGCCGCATAGATGGCGGCAGGTACAGAGGGCAGGACAGGC